TAAAACAAAACTTATAGATCGTAAAGGTGCAGAGTGCTTGTTCCTTGAAAACAGTGAACGCATTGTACTTGCATTCAGAGGCACAGAGCCAAAAGAGTTCAGTGATATCAAAGCAGATTTGAAAGCATGGAAACGTCCCAGTGAAACTGAAGGAATGGTGCATGCTGGATTTTATGATTACCTAGAGCGCATCTGGGACACTGTTGAAAACCATATCAACTATGGAAAGCGTGAAGAAAAAGAACTTTACATATGTGGACATAGTCTAGGTGGTGCAATGGCAACACTTGCTAGTAGTAGACTAAACGACAGAGTAGTTGCTTGCTATACATACGGAAGTCCTCGTGTAGGTGGTCCTGATTGGCTTGCAAAGCAAACGTTTGAGAATCATAGATATGTAAACAACAATGATGTTGTTCCTCGTGTTCCATTTTGGATAATGGGTTTTAGACACTATGGTGAACTACATTACATTAACTACTATGGAAATATGCGCAAACTTACACCTTGGCAGAAGTTTAAAGACAGTTGGCGTGGACGCTTTCGTGCTTGGAGTAAACTAGAACTATTTGATGGTGCTAGAGATCACAGCATGGATGCATACGAACAGAAGATATCCAATAATTAAGTGGTTGTTAGTGATGGTAACCCTTAGTAATGGTGTACCACAAGCAGAAAGTATAGCAACGTATGAAAGGCTTGCTGATTGTTATTTTAATATAACTCAGCAAGAAATGAAATACGACTTTGATACACTTAAACGCGACTGGGTATGTGTGCGCAGTGAAGGTGATTGGGATCTTGTTCTGCGTTACTAAACCAAAAATTAATAAACTACACTAGTCTCTTACTAAATAAAGTGTGACAGAAATGTTACACTTGGCACAAACAAAAGAATTTAGGCAAAAAAGAGGCACACAATGAAGTTACCTAAGGACGCAACGGCTCAATTAGAACGATTACTAGGCAGATTCATAAGGCATATTCCGAACAATGCTGAATATCATAACAGGCTTATCGAAGAACTAGAGATTATTCTCAAACTTCGTTTCGTCGATTACTTCCTCACAATTTGCGATGTACTGACGCTAACCCGTGACATTACTCATATGACTCGTGGTTCAGCAGGGTCTAGTCTCGTCTGTTACCTACTGGGTATTACAGACGTGGATCCCATAAGATGGCAAATACCGGTTGCACGTTTCCTAAATCCTTTGAGAGATGATTTACCAGATGTGGATATAGACTTTCCACATTGGCAACAGAATGCTGTAATGCAACGGATATTTGATAAATGGCCCGGCAAAAGTGCCAGGATCAGCAACTATGTTACCTACAAGGAGCGCGGTGCTCGCAGAGAAGCAGCACGACGTCTTGGCGCATCTGGTAAACTTCCTCGCAATTTCAAATACGAAGATTTAGACATCGACAAGGAAGAAGCAATGAGAATCGAAAAGAAACTAATAGGCAAAAAGAAGGCAATATCAAAACACTGCGGAGGTATACTTGTATTCAATCACAAGATACCAAAAAGTTTAATCAACGCAGACAATCAAATACTACTGGACAAGCGTGAAGTAGAAGACCTAGAGCATTTAAAAATAGACATACTTGCTAACAGAGGACTTAGTCAACTACTGGAAATAGACAGCGAAACACCATTGGAAGCATATCCTGAGCAGGACTTTGAAACAAGTCAAATGCTTTGCAGAGGAGAAGTTATCGGTGTAACACAAGCAGAGTCGCCAGCAATGCGCAGACTATTCCAAGCAATACAACCGCAGAGTAAATCAGACTGTGTGTTTGCTACTGCACTTATACGTCCTGTTGCTACTACAGGCAGACAAAAAGCAAGTTTTTTCCAGGACTGGACAGAACAAAGACTGGAAGATACGATTGTATATGAGGACGATGCTATTCGTAAAATAGCAAAACTTATCAACTGCGACATGTATGAAGCAGACATGTATCGTCGTGCGTTTGCAAAACGTGACGAACAAAAAGTTATGCAGTTCATGGAGAAGATGGGTGAGAGTGAAAACAAAGAACAGATCATACAAGAACTATATGGGCTGGGCAGTTTTGGATTGTGCAGAGCGCATGCTGTAAATTTAGGTAGACTTATATGGGCACTTGCATATCAAAAGGCTCACAACCCCAAGGAGTTTTGGCGGGCAGCACTTAAACATTGTCAGGGCAGTTACAAACGCTGGGTACACAAAACAGAAGCAAAGAATGCTGGCTGGGATCTGCGTGACCTAGGTTATCCAAACGGCATTACAGAATCACCACAGCAACAATACAAACGTCATGGATATTGGACACAACCAGAGTTTATGCCCAATATGTTTGTACAGGAAACCTGGGGTGACAGAGTAAACTTTGCAGGACTAGTTGCTAATGGCCGTGTGTTCAGAGGTGAAGGTGGACGCTATGTTACGTTTGTAACACTGGGAGTTGCCAATGGCGAGTATGTGGATGTTACTATTAAAAAGCCTTTTGGGTACCGAGACACAGATGTAGTTGCAGGCAGCGGCAAGATACGCATGAGCAATGGTAGTCGTTACATTGACTGCTATGATGCAAAAGGTTATAGGTTAGATAGATACTTGTCTTAGTTTATCTAACCTAGTTATGTAATCATCAAACACTGGACTATCTAAACTACAAGGCCCACTAGCCAACTGTTCAGAAAATTCATTTGGATCACCTAATCTATTTGTAGGAAAACACTGTGCAAACCACGCATCAAGTTCAGTTCGATGATGTTCGTTAAGTTTGCTAATAGTTCTGTTTATACCAAACATCATGTTAACAGGAGCAACATCTCTGTACCAAAACATATTGGCTTCCACTTGTTTCCAATCTGCATTGGTGCGCTGATAGTTGAATCTATCTCCAACATCGTCTATGCTGAATACAAGTTTAACCAGTTTAAATTTACTCCAAACTTCAAACACACTGTCTTTAACCTTTATGGTACCGTTGGTGTTATAGTATACACTGCATTGTTGTGGATTTGGTATACGAGCTAGTATATCCAAGTGTACATCTGTAAACAATGGTTCACCACCATTGAAATGTAACCATTCTACTGTGTTTAGATCAGCAGTAATACTGTCAGGGTCAAATTTAAAATTGTCGTAAGTTTTCAATCCCATTGCTTGTGCATCTTTACGCCAAGCACTACTCCAACGATTTCTACATATTACACACTTGAGATTGCAATAATTGCCCAAATGTATTTCTAAATTTTTGACAGTGTTGACAACAGGTTCTTGACAAGTTTGTCTTCTACTGGGCACGCCATTTTTTTCATTAAGAACACAGTAGTTACACACATCAGGCACAGTGCCTGCTTCAAATTGTTCTCTTACACTCGCTAAACTGGGCTGATCATATAATCCAACTGCGTGATCATAGGGTTGCGTATCTGCTACACAACATGGAGCAACTTGTAGTCCTTGATCAGTTTGTTCAAGATAAGCAGTATTATAAGGCTCACTGCAAGTCCATTTACTCACTTTTAAGTCCTGCCAGCATGTTCTTTAGTTTACTGCTTTGTACACTTGCAGTAATCTTGCCTGCGGGCTCATCACCTGCATCAACTACGCCACCACTGTCTTTGTTTTTAAGTTGATCATAGATACTGCTACTCTGTTTCTTAAACTGTTGATACTCTTCATCCTCACCCAAGTCTCGGATGCGTAAACTTTCAATATCAAACTCCAAGTCAATCTTTTGACCAACGCCGCTACTACTTCTAGTTTTCATTAACTGTATCTGATAGCGTCCACGCTCACGCATAGCACGACTTGTAAAGATACCAAACACGTTATCCGCTGTGTTGATCTTACTAAGTCCACCACTGATGTGCGAATGATCAAACTCTATTTCATCAACTGCACCTCTGTTCAACTGCGATGCTGTTACAAACACACAGTCCAGTTCCTTGGCCAAGTTGCGTAGTTCCTCACTAACATACTTGTCTTTAACAAACAAATCACTTGGGCTTACTTTAGCACTTACTGGCATAAGCAAATCCAAGTAGTCAATAAGCAAGAAGTCCACAGTCCAGTTGTTCTTGATCTGTAGTTCTTTCAAGTATGCACGAATATCATTTACATTGCTTTGTGCTGGCATGTATTTGATCTGCAAGTTGCCTGCTTTCTTGCCTGTCATCTTAACTTTCATCTCAACAGTATCCAAGTCTTTGAATACTTCTTTGGTGCTTACATTTGTAAGCATGCTATCAATACGCATAGCACTTAGACCTTCGCTAAGTTCCAGTGTCAAATACACCCCATTCAGTCCTTGTGTCACCCAGTTAACTGCTAGGTTCTGCATAAACAAACTCTTGCCTGATCCTGATCCACCTGCAAAAATATTGAGTTCGCCTTTGTTCATGCCGCCAAACAGTTTACGATCCATGGCAGGCCAGCCTGTGCTGATCTGTCCGTTATTGTCTTTGAGAGCCATAAGTCTCGCTCTGGGATCTTCAAAGTAATCTGTACCCATGTCTTTTGTAAGACTGATTTGTACAGCATCCTTGATGATCTTTTCAACTGGTTCGTATTCGCCTTTCTCAAGTAGGTCTGCACTCTTGAGAATAGCACGTTCTAGTTCCTGCCGCTTGGTGAATCCTTCAAACTCTGCTAGGAACCAGTCATTGTGACTTTCTGTAATATCAGGCACAGGCTTTAGTTCTACACCTGTTACTGCTTGTACCTGTTGTGCAGTGGGCAATGCACCATGTTCATCACTGTGTTCTTTTACAAACACCGCAGTGTCATGTAAACTGCGATCAAAATTATCTACGTTATAGATGTTCTGTACACGCACAAAGTTCTGCGCATCATGCAACATCATTTCTAAGAATAACTTTTGTAAGTCTGCTGTATATTCTTTACTCATAAAATTCTTTTATCCTACTACTTGTTGGGAAGTCGTTTAAATTCCAGCAGCGTAATTCAGTGCCATGTTCTCGTAACTGATATTGTATCATTGCTTCAAGTCCAACTTCGCCAAATAAATCTACATCATGATTTGCTTTACCATGTATTGTATCTTTATATTTTACATAATTTTCCCATTTTTGCCAAATATTATCTTGTCCCTGTGTCCATTCTTGTGTAATAAAATCAAAACTAGTTTTATCTGTAATTGTACATTCAATACGATCTATTATATCAAGTAGCACTAGATCCAAGTTTTCGAAGATATACTTGGTATCATAACAAACAAATCCCAGTTGCTTTGCAGTATTCCATTGGTCTCGCATTTCAGGGATCCAATATTGCATCCAATGCATGCTAAGGAATTCTCTTAGTTCCCAGTTATCTAGTTCTTTGTTGTTCCAGTTCTTCAAACTATGACTACTAGTACTAACAAGGTCATCAATATAGTTTACTCCTATTTTACTAAATGTTATAGCAGCAAACTCTGCATTGCTGGGGTTTGGACCCAAGTAGAACATATTAGTATCATCGTAAGTTTCTCTTATATATGTTAGCGTTTCACTGCCAGTCCAGTCGCCCCATTGAGGAACAAGAGGAGTAAAAATATTATCCTCAGCAATTTCGTATTCTGGATTTAGTAATTCATCCTGAGTATTAGGATGCCATTGTTTTCTAAATCCGTGACTAGTCCTAGCGCCATAAGTTGCTATATCCTTTTCTAAATCTAAAAATTTTACTTCATCTTTATCAATTGTTTTTAGATCTGTACATTTACGAAGTACGGCTTCCACAGTGCTTCCAGCACTTCCAGCAACAGCATTAATCCAAATATTCAAAGGCGTTTCCTCATTAAATTAATTTTTAAACTCATTGTTTGCTTTGCATCAATGATGCTCTTTAGTGTAAACAGTTTGCCGTATCTTACTACAGCATCATTAATATCTTTTACATCACTTTCCCATTCAGGAAAACTAACACTCCATCCATACTCAAGTGCATCATCAATTAACTTTTGTCCCGCTGCATCTCTGTCTGGCACTAGTATAACTTCTCTAGCAAGTGTGTCAATAATCTCTGCTTGCGTTTCGCTGGCATTGTTGCTTAGTATGCCTACACCACCAATACACATTGCATCCAATATACCTTCTGTTACAACAACAAACTTTGCATTGGGCAACTGGTCATCCATGCCATACACATAGCCTGTATCATAACTGTTGTGATACTTGGGCTTGCTAAGAGAATCTGTTGCTCTTGCAGTGTAACCAATTAATTTGTTTTCATATGTGCAAGGAATAATAAAACGCTTCCACATACCTGCAGGCTTTGTATTACTGTATAACAGTCTTGTGCTGTCTAATCCTCGCTGTGCTACATAGTCTTGTATACCTTGTGGCGCACGATCAAGTGTAACAACATTGTCTGGCAGTGGCCTAGGCTTAAATTCCACAGTGAACTCTTTTTCAAGTTCTTGTTCTATTACTACTGTGTCTTTGATACGCAGTGCTTCAATGTTAAGCATACTGCGAGTGTTTTCATCCACGTTCAACCATGTTAGCAGTTTACGCATTTTAAAACTAATGTGTCTGCCTGGTTGCCATCCTGTTTTAAAGTTACAGTTAAAGCAGTGATAACTTATAGCATCTCCACTAGCAATAACACCGCCTCTGCTACGCTTGTCCATGCTCTCGCCATTGTGATGACAGCATACGGCATTAAACGAAATCCACCCGTTAGTAGTACGCTTTTGTTTGCCCGGCAAGGCATCTAAGACTGCTTGTTGTATACTATTCATCTATAATATTTTACATTCATTTATAAAATTATACAACCTCGAGGCTATATCACTGTGACCTAATTCGTTAGGGTGCAGATCATTGGGTATTATTTGATCAGGTTTAAGATAATCTTGGACATTTGTATCAGGCAAATAATAATTTTTATAATCATGATATGTATGATGATCACCCAATGCATTGAACTGCACGAACGGAATATTTCTAGATTCACACACACTGTTTACTAATAATTTTGCACTATCTGTGAGTGCCTGATTCCCATCTCCTTCTCCTCCTTGGCTGTGCAATAA